CTGGCGCACCACGGCCTCGTCGAGCAAGCCCGGGTTGCCGTAGACAATTTGGAAGATGTTGAAGGCGCCGAGGTTGAGCGCGGCATTGCGCTGTCCGGATGGCGTTGCGGCGATCTTCGCGCATTCGTCCTCCAATGCCGCCGTCGCCCAGGCGAGATCGCGTTTCGGGCTCTTGCGCGCCGCCTTGCCGCGGCCGGTGGATTCCTTGCGCGGCGAGACTAGCGCGATCAGCCAGGCCGGCGCGGGAACGGGCGCGGCAGCGGCTTGCGGATCCCAGCGATACTGCGAGCCGTCGGTCCGCGCCGAAGGCGGCAGGATGACGTAGCCGCCGTTCGATCGGATATCGAGGCCGTCGCCCGGGACGCCTTGGGTGCTCTTGATGGTGAGCGCCGGCTGCCAGAGAAAGAACAGGTGCCGCCCGCCGCGCGGTGTAATGCTGGTGAGCGTCGCCGGGACCTCGCCGTTGCGCGCGATAAGCTCCGACCAGAGCGGGAAGCCGTTGATGCCCTTTACCGGATCAACATCGATGTCGAGCACCCAGACGCCGGAGATCTCGCCGGTGGGAATGCCGATCATGGCTTCCGGGAAGCGCGTCCACCAGGCGCGCACCTGCGCCTCGTCGCGGCTGGCATCCTTGAAGCCGTGCACCGTCAGCGGACGCTTGTCGTCGGGATTGCACGGGAATACCGGAATTCGCAGCGCTGATGCGTAGTGCAGCGCGGCGTCCAGGAGCGAGCCGACGTAATGCACCTCGTGCGCTGCCCCTTGGCCGTTTCCGTTGGAGCTCAATTGATCCTCCCGTTGAACTTGCGCATGAACAGATCCTTGAGCCACTTCGCCTGCGCGGGTGTGGGTCCGCGGTATTCGAGTTGCTCGGCGATGCTCTCGACGAACTCGAGATCGCGGCCGTAGAACAGATGCTTGTTGATCGCGCAGTGCTGCGCGATCTGCTGCCACGAATATCCGTTCACACCGGAGTCGACGCCGACGTTGAATGTGCCGATCGACGGGCCGGCGACGATTGCGCTCCTGCGCCCATGGTCGCTGCCGTCGGCAAAGCCTTTCTGGTAGGCCGCATCGTAAATGCGCTGCATCTCGGCGGCGTTGAGCGGCTCGGGAGATTTGCCTTCGATGCGGTTGGCGAGAAGCTCGGCGAGGATGTGAATATCGAGGCCGATGTTGGTCAGCAGCTGCACCAATGACCTTACAGCGTTGAGCTTCTCGCCGTCGGACGGGGCGAGCAGCATCCTGGTTAGTGCGGCTGCGCGCGCGGCGTGCTTTGCGAGATCACTCATAGCGCAGGCACCTTTCGCGATGACTGCACATCTTGCAGCGGAAATCCTCGCAGCTCGGATCGAATCGCGGCAGCAGCTCGCCTGCGCGCGTCGCCTCGATCACCTGCACCGCGCGATCACTTGCCTCCTGCGCGCAACGCGCGTCGAACGGAACGGTGAAGTGGAGGCGCTCACAGGTGTCGGCGTTGACGACGGTCACGAGCGCCGGATTGGTGACGCTGAGGAAATTCTGATACAGCGCCACCTGCGCGGCGTAGCGCGGGAACACCTTGGCGAGCCCGTCGCGCTCGACCGCGCGATAATTTCTGGCATTGAGCGCCTTGTGCTCCCACAGCGCCGGCGTCGCGAGACGGAGCTCCGGCGCCGCCGGTACGCCGACGATGATGCCGTCGGCATGCCCGGCAATGAGCCCATCGACGGCGGTGAAGCTCAGCGCCTCCGCCGGCGCGAAAGCAAAGCCGGCGTCGATCAACAACTGGCGGCTTTCGGCTTCGAAGAAGTGCCCGCGCGCGAAGGTCGAGCGCACCCGCGCAGGAAACGTCGTTGTCGCCACCACCCACTCGAACTGGATCTTGCGCGCGCATTCGTCACCGATCAGGGAGGCACCGAGATAGCCGCGCACCTGATCGCTCGCATGCTTGCGCGCCGACGCCGCCTCGACGCGCGCGCTGATCGCGACGTTGAGCGGAGCATTGGACAAATTGGCGCGCGCAAGGTTGAGCATGATGTCACCGGTCAGAAGGGAATGCTGTCGTCGAGCTCGCCTGGCGCGGCCAATGGCCCGCCCGCCTCGGCGCTGGCGATGCGCTGCATTTCAGCGAGCGGCTGGCGCTGGGTGGCAATTCCGCCACCGCCCACATCTCGGGCGAGCATGGCGGTGCTGGTGAGCTTCATGGCGGCCAGGATGAAGCGGATGATCGTATCCTTCGACCAGGCGGTGACTGGCCGGTTCCAGTCGATGCCCTCGAGCTCCGCGAGCTGCGGCAGGATGTGCGCCACCGCACCCGCGTCCCAGGGCGGCACATCGTGCACGGTCAGGCGCAGCGCCTGCTCGGTGTCCCAGCCCTCGGCAGTGGCCTGCTCGGCGCGGGCCGCGACCCAGCCGAATATCGCCGCCGCCGCCAGCCAGCCGAGCTCGACATCGGTCAGGCGGCCAATCGGGGCCGCCTGCGGAATTGCGTCGCCGTTGATCACGTCGCGCACCGCGGCGATGGCCGCGGCGGTCGCCCGCCGCAGCCATGCGTCGTCGATTGCCTCCGCGGTCGGAATCCCGATCCTGCGCTGAGGAGCCATCACTGCCCCCAGTGCGGACGCGCGATCGGGGTCGCCGCCACGGCGGGCGTACCAGGCGCTGCGCCGGCCGCCGCAACGGGCGGTGCCGAGCGCTCGATCGGCATGGGCGGCGGCTGGTCGAGCTTGCGGTACCCCTTGTCGCCGACGCGCAGGATCTTGCCGATGATGTTCTTGTCGCGGTAGCGCCCGCTGCCGTCCGGACGCTGGCTGCCCACCTCGACCTCGAGCGTCGCAAGAAAGGTGGCGCCATTGAAACCGGCGAGCGTCGCGCTGTTGCGGCGACCGTCGGCCTCGGGCGAGGTGTCGTTGGGAGCGATGGCGTTGACCGCTTCGTAGATCGCACGCAGCAGCGCGCGCGTGATCTCGCCAGCCTTGGCGTGTCCGGCTGTCTCGCCGTCGAGCAGCTGGAAGGCGTAGAGCTTGCGGCCGTCGTACTCGCCGTCCTTGACGGTGTACTCGACATCGATGCCTTCGCTGTTGCCCTTCGACGAGCGCTTGCAAAGACCTTCGACGCCGACCGTACCGGCGCGCAGCTTCATGATGAGCGTGACCAGCGTGCCGGACGGGACCGGCTCGAGACCCTGGGACTTGTTTGCCGTACTGAGATTGAGCGTCATCTGACGCCTCCTGTGTGCTGTGTGAGAGTTTCAAGCTGCTTCGGTCGCGGTGCTGTTTGGTGCTGTGGAACCTCCTTCGTTGTGATCGGCGGCGGCGGAATGGCTCGCCCGCGGTGGCGTGACCTTGCTAATAAGCGCATCCAGATCGGGCGGCTCGATCGTGCTGAGCTTTCCCGACCTATCCTTTGCCGGGTATTGCCAAATGTTGGTCGGGTCGCAGACGAAGCCGCGCAGCGGTGGCTTGCCGTCGGCAAAATCAAGCAGGGCCATCGTGACGACAATGTCGACAATGCCGGCGATCTCGCGCGGCACGCGCCGACCTTCGGCCTGCAAGCAATGCTCGATGCGCCCGTAATCGTCGGTGACGGTTTCCAGCCCGCCGATCAGGATGACGTTGAGCCCCCGCGCGCTCTGCAGGTGGTGCAGGGCGCGCAGAAAATCCTGCGCGTGCAGTCCGTAGGCACCGCGTAGATCCGGCTTGCCGGTATTCGATGAGAATGCCTCTGGTTGCGCCGCGGCCCAGCGGAAACAGAGGCGCGTCCCCGCGGTCACCGTGTCGAAGAAGACAGTCGTGCACTGCCCACTTTCGATGCTGGGAAGATAGCCGGCGCACATGTCGAAATGTGCCTGCGAGTAGGGCTCGTGCGGCGCAAAGGAACGATTGGGTCCGGCGATGCGCACGATCAAATCGCGGATCTCCGGCCAGGTCTGCGGCCGCACATGCGGCACCGGAATGTCGTCGATCGCCAACGCTCCGTTCTCGATGTCGATGAACAGCACGGTCTTCGGATCGAGTTTGCGGACAAGTGAGGTCTTGCCGATGCCGTTCTTGCCAACAATAAGAATGCGCGCCCCACGCGGCTCGGCCAGACGCTGCTCGGGACTGATGATGTTCGTCATGACTGCGCCTCCCAGAGTAGATCGAGCTGCACGGGCTGGGCCTTGATCCGCACCGTGGTGGCGACCGGCAATGCTTCCACCAGATCGCAGCCGACGAATTCACGTCCGAGTTGATGCGCGGCGTGCATCACCACGAAAGAGCCGGCAGCAGGATCAACAACAAGATCGCCCGGCTTCGTGGTGGCGGCGATCAATCGCGCAATGAGCCCGATCGGCTTGACATGCGGATGGATTTTGCGATCGACCTTCTCGATCCAACGATCCGGGATGCCGTGATCGGTCCATGTCGCGCGCGCCTTGATCGGTGGCTTCTGCATGATCAGCAGGTGATCGCCGCGGCAGCGCGTGCGATAGCCCATGCCGATGCGGCTGATGTCCGTGCTGATGAGATCGACGACCTTGAGCACGTCGGGAGGAACGCAGAGATGGCGTCCCTCGCACAGGACGTACTTATCGAGCCAGCGCATCAGATATCCGCTCGGCCGAAGCACGCGCCCGAATTCGGTGATGACCGTGTTGATATAGTCCGCGCTCATCGCCGGCAATCGGGCGCGTGCTTGCTGACGCGCGACGCCCTCGTTGCCGTAATGCTGGCGCGCCAGCAGCTCGCGGTATTGCGGATCGAAGAACCCCAGCGCTGCACAACCGTCCGGGAGTGAGCGCATCAGGGCGAGCGCATCCCCGCACTGGACAACGTTCGGGATAAAGATAGAGGCTTCAGCGATGATCTTCGTCATGACATGTCTCGCGATCCGGGTGATTGGTGGCGCCGCCCGCATGCGGGTGCATCCGACACGGGAGCATCAAACAATTTCAACTGAGCATCACGCATTGTAAATCTCCCTGGGCGCCGCAATGCGGCGCCCGCTTGTTGTTGTTGTTCAGAGGGTGTTCAATCGGGAGCGAAGCGCTATTGCTTCCCTTTGGACGGCTGCGGCGAAGTTTTTGCCGTCCTCCGGGAACGACGATCTCTCCAGTATGAACTCCTCGATCGCGTAGGCGTCACCGACGTCGATGTTGTTGGTGAGGCACCAGGCCATCATCTCGCTCGCGGCGCTGATCGCACCCAACACTTTGAGCTGCGTGGACTTGGACTTCATGGTTTTCTCCATCATCAGGACGGTCGCCGGCATTTGCGCCGGCGCCGGATACAGAAAAAGCGCCGGCCGCCTTGGCTGGCGCCTCTTGTTGTTGGAGCCCCTTAGAGCGCGGGGGCGATGGCGTGGTCGAAGAGATTGGCGACGCCAACGGTCTTGCCGAACGCGGGCAGGTCGGCGGCGTCGGTCGCCCGGTAGGCGCGGAGCAAGAGGGCCAGCGCCCGCAACTTCCGCGCCGCGGTCAAGAGCGAAGCGCGGCCGCTTACGATCTCGTCGTGCACTTCACGATCCCCGGCGTCGAGGATCGTGAGCGCCGCGACGACGTATTCCGAGTTGGAGCCGCACCCCTGCGCGGCCGCCGCGACGGTGGGAAACCGCTCCTCCCGGTAGAGCTCCGCCGCGGTGAGAGCGCGCAACACGGCGCTGCGAACGCCGCCATGCATGTGGGGGCGATAGGCTCGCCGCTTTTTCTTGCCGTTGTGGCCGTTCGACTTGAAAAAGTCTGGCTGGCCGGCCATCTTAGTGAAGGCGTCCATGACGCATCTCCAGAATTGGGCGGGCGGTATTCCTTTGGTCGGGGTGCCGCCCGCCGGCTGTCTGCCGCTTGCACTTCACCCGCCCTCGGCGTGCGGCAGACGACGACGTCGAAGGTGGTTGTCGGTAATGGGGAATTTCTGGTAGATCGAGCTCCCCGCCCCGCCCGCTCAATTCCCCAAGCAAAAAATTTCCAAACGGGAGCGCGCCGCCAAGTCGCAAGCGCGGCCCCAATTCCGAGGATCGACCCTAAGCGGGGCGACCCGTCCTATATCTCAAACAGCGTGAGGGATTGCTCCTCCCTCGGTCGCAAAGGTGCCCGTAGCGCGACCCGGTGGCCGCGCGGAAAACCGTCCAGCAAAGATCTGCTTTTCGTCGGGGCAGCCGGAGCTCCTCGCAGATTGTTAGCGAGGAGCCCGCTTACGCTGCCGGTTCACCGATGTTGAGGACATGCCGAAGCTTGACCCCTAATCGGCGTGGGGAGAGGCGAAGGATCAGCTCGGGGTAGTTGTCCTTCCAGGCATCCACAGAGAGGCCTGAAATTTCGGACGCGACCTGCAAGCTGACGATCCGCTCGCCCTGGAGCTCCTTGGGGAGCTCGAACCGGCGCCTGATTGCGCCGGGCATGGTGTGCCTCCTTCCCCGCTTGGTACGGTCGAGACCGCTCCGAAGCTGCGAGAAGTAAAGCTGAGCAAAATGCGACGTACAACAACAATCGATGGACGCTTAGCGGTTATTTGCTGACGCTCAGCCTGACGCTCAGGACGCTCAGCCTGACGCTCAGCCTGACGCTCAGGACGCTCAGCGGGAATTCGTCAAGTCTTCCAGTAGTTTTTCAAGAAGCGGGAACAGGCACGGCGCAAGGCCCCAAGCTCCTTTTCAGTCTTTACCGGCTTGACCTTGTTCGCCAGCCCTGACGCTGTAAGCTCTTTTGGGAGGGTGTCTCCGCTGGGCGGAAACTCTCTAAGCACGCAGTCCGCGATTTCGCGCTGCCGGGGCTTTTTGAGCAGCCCCCGCTGGAGCATCACTTCCAGATGCGTCGATCGGCTTTGCGCAGGTTGCTCGGGTTTCGGTGCCGGGGCCTGTTCCGCCGGTGGCTCGTTTGGCTGTGTCACTTGCGACGATGGCGGCCAAAGCACATGCGCCAGCTCCCAGTTGGCGGCATCGAACCAGAAGTCGTATGCGTCCCAGGGAAAGTCCAGGGCGCAGCTCGGCTCGATGACCAGATGCCCGTCTTTGATCGCCAAGCGGAAGACCCTGCCGGCGTTCCACGATTCGAAATGAACACGTCCGGCTATCCCTTCTAGCGGGGCCACCTCATGGAATTGTTCCTCCCACACCGCCTGTTCGTGCAGCTCTTCAGGCGTACGGGCGCCGCGAGAAGGATAGTCGCTCCCCCGTTTCATCGCCTGCTCGCGCAGCATGGTCTCCCGCTCGCATAGCTCCTTCTCAGTGGCCTCCCGCATGGGCTGCGTTTTTCGCGCGCCCCCGCGGATGTGATAGTCGAGCCGCAGAACGTCACCTTCGAGAACTTCCTGGATCTTCTTCTTCGCCAGTACGTCCCGGTCGCCACGGACTCGAACGAGGTATTGGAAAAGGTCATCGACGGTGTGGCGGGGAGCGCTATAATGCCCGGTATCGGCCATCGGGTGCCTCCGATCGGTCGTCGTTATCGGGCCGCTCGGCCGGCGTAGCCGGGCGGCCCATCCAGCCTACCAGCAACGTCGCCCCGCCGAAGCGACCTGGCCGCGCCTCAATTCAGAGGGACTTTCCCATAGCATTCCCAATTCGGTTTTCTGGGAAGGTTCTCACCCCCGGACAAGTCCCTAATCGCTTGATATTCCACGGATTACAGCAAAGCACCGCCGCGTCCGGGCGCTCTTCCCTCGTAAGCGGCGCAAGAGCGGACATGCCGGGTCGTCCGGGTCGG